AAGCCGTTGTGAATGACAAGGCGAGGCGACGAATCATCGGTCGGCTGGAGGGCGCTTGATATGATGCCGCCGTACTGCCCAGAGTTGTATTTGAATACCGACAGAATGGTGGCGTTCGGCACTTGCAGGAAGCCGCTAGAAATAAGCATCTGATCGTCCGTGCCGTCGAACGTCACTACGCTTCTGCCATTGAGTCCGCCGGCGGTCAGGGTCGGCCTTGCCCCACCGCTTGCGGCGGCGTGGCGATTGTTTCCGCTCTTGTCATTCCACTGGCTCACCAGCCCGTCAGACTGCGTGATGCTGGCCGCATCGCTCGCGTCCCACCACCCCATGCACCCACTGATTTCAGTAGGGGCCGACACCGCCGTCACCGGCCCAGCGTCGGTGGTGTAGAGCGTCGAAGCGTCCGACCCGTCCAGCCACAGGGCGAGGCCAGAGATGGACTTCGGCGTGAACGCGCTGCCGGGCCGCAGGGTGCGAGGGCTTAGGGGCATCGGGTCAGCCCTTGGCCATCACCGTCATGGCGCAGGTCGTAGCGCCACTGACCACGGGCACCACATGATTCACGGCGAAGCAGGCGTCCGGGACCGGGTGAATACCCACCGTCACCGCGGTGGTCACCGCCGAGCCCTCGGAGTAAATCTGCCGCGGAGTCACCGAAGGATCAACAGTGCCGTACCAGTTGATCTGGGTGGCTCCGTTGGTGTTGGCGATCATCACGCAGGCACCGCCAAAGCGCCCGAACGGGAACATGCCGGACGTGGTGGCGGCCGAACTGTTGGCCGTGATCACCGCGCCTGGAGAAAAGTGCCGTGCAATCTCGTTCATACTCCTCGTCCTTTCACTCGGTACGCATGCTTCTCAATGACTTTGGCCCGCAGCTCCTTGGCGTCGGCTGACGGGTTCTTGCGCTTTTCCTTGCGCACTTCTTCTTTGACGATGGATTCCGACAGCACCTTGCGCTGCGGCGGGGCCGGGCCCGGGTCGTAGTTCACACTGCCCGACACGGCGAGGCGGCGCTTTTGGGCCACCTTCAGCACATCATCATTGGACGACACCCAGGCGGCCGGATCCCTCCAGCCTCGCTTGTCGGCGATCCCGGCCACGTAGTACTTGCCCGAGGGGTTGATCCCAGCCTGCTTGGCCTCGCGGATCATGTACTGGGCCTGCCGGCGGGGCAGGGAGTCGAACTGCTCGTTGTTCTGACGGCCCTCCAGGAACGCTCGCTCGGTCCCCTTGGTTCCCGGAGGACACTGGAGCGCGCACATTTCAGCCCAACGCTCGCCGTAGGGCAGGGCACGCTCATAGGTTTCGATGGCCTCTCGGCCCAAGGCCAAGACCGACTCGGGAATGCTCATATATGACTATTGGGCGGGAGGAGGCCCTGGAGGTGCCGCCTCTTGGGGCGGGCCCGGGGGCGGCGGAGGGGGTGGAGGAGGAGGAGGAACCATGAACTCCGACACGTCCATCTGGTTGACCTTGCCCCAGGTGGACAGCATGGCGTTGAAGATTTCCGGCTGACCGGCCTGCATCATGCCCTGCGACACCGGGGCGATGATCTGCATGAAGTTGTTCAGGTTCTCAACCTTGGTGGCGATGTTGGGCTTCCGCGCCGACCCGGCCTCCACGCGGTACGAATACTCCCGAACGATGTTCTCCGGGTTCTCGCCCTGGACGTGCATGCCCCATGCCTGGGCCGCCAAGTCTCCGAGCAGCGGCGCAACGTCTTGGGGATAGATCAGCCACCGCGCCATGAGGGCTTCCTTCCGAGCCACCTCGGACAGACAGTCCTCCAGAGAATTTGCGTAATCGTCGGGCCTGACCGAAATTTGCTCGCTCTTCACGGCGGCCTCTGCCGCACTTCTGAAGGCTGACCTCGTCATACCGTAAATGAGTTCGGTCAGACCGACGCGCCGGTCGAAGAGTTCCGTGACCGCCTGGATGATGTTGTACATGTCCTGGGTGACCCCAGGCATCTGGAAGACCGAGATCACGTCGTTCACCGAGCGACCAACGGCCTCGGAGATTTCGACAATGTTGAACCCGCCTTCGCTCTTCTCCAGGATCTTCGATTTGATGTCGGGGTCCGCGGCCTTCGCTACGCCGATGAGCGTCTGCGAGGACGTGGCAATGCGCGTGGCCAGGAACGACATCGCCCAGTTGATAAAGCGAAGCTCTCCAATACCGGGCTTGATCAGACTGATCGGCCAGGAGTAGCCGGGCTGACGATGCCAGGACAGCAGCGTGAACGGCCAGCCGTTGGGCTCGGCCCAGAAGGGGATCGGCCACTGGCAGGACATGAACAACGCCTGCGGGATGCCCGTCTCGTCCACCTCTTCCTGGAGGATGGCCGGGGGAGCATTGAGTGGGAAGTCGATTCCCTCCGCAACGACGATGTAGCAGTTGGGCCCGAGCGCATCGAACTTGCCGCGGAGATCCTTGTCTGCGTCCTTCAGCCGGTCGCCGAAGCCGGTCTTGGAGTAAATCTCCCAGTAGCAGATGAGGTCGTTGGTCTTGCCCGTCCGCTTCTTGTGTTCGTAGCCGCGGTCGCCCTGGTCGGCCCGGGAGGAGTATGACTCAATGTGGCCCTTGAGATCCTCCCGAGACAGGCCGAACTTGGCAGCCACTTCGTCAATCGGCTGCACCCGCTTGCGGGCTGCCCAGCGGATGTCCTCAAACTCGTCCGCGTCGGGATCCCACACAAGGTTGTCGATGGAATCAAAGAACGAACCGGCAAACTTCACCGTGGCCCCGGGCGGCTGGTACAGCTCATGCCACCACACACCCGCGCCCTTGATGAACGCCTCGTCCACAACCTTGCGCGTGTGGCGCTTCAGGTCCAACTCATTGGGCGTGTAGTTGAGGTAGTCCTGGAGCAACTGGGCAATGAGCTTGCGGCGCTCATACATGAAGCCCTGCTGCTGGACGGCCTGCTCATAGGCCATCATCATCGGGTCCGGCATCATCACCGGCTGGCCGTCCGGCCCCATGACAGGTTGCCCATCGGGGCCCATCTGCGGGACGGGTGGCAGCGGCTGGATGCCCAGGAGCGCCGGCCCGATCACCGGGTACTCCTTGGGCGTCACCGTCCGCTGCGGGTTGCGGTGGTGGATGACTGACCCAAAGAGCGTTACAGCCTCAAAAACACGGTTCACCACCATGCGAAACGGCGGTGGATCGATGCCCTTGTTGTAGCCGCGCTCCCCGCGCGCATGCTCGTTGGCCCACATGGCGTTGGGGTCCGACGAGTAGAAGCCCATGGCCTCCTTGGCGTCATCGGAGAAGACCTTCTTGTGCTTCTCGGCTTGCCGGATGCACTCCAGCCAGCGCTTGGCTATGGGGCGCAGAGGGTTTTCTTCGGACATGGCGGCTCCTACTGACTAATGCCCTTATTTGGCCTTCTTGGGCTCCAGGACAGCCAGCTTCTTTTCCAGGAGCGAAACCCGCTCGGAAAGCAGGGCAATCTTCGGATCCTTGGGCCGGTGGTCCCAGAAGCCGTACCGCTTCCACTCGGGAAACTCCTGGACCCCCTCGTCGGTGACGTGGTGGACCGAGGGCTTCACCACCATCCCCAGCTCGCCGGCCATGGCAAACAGGGTCAGCGTGCGGGCCGACGCCTTGCAGACGATGGCCGGGACGGCCGGGGCACCCTCATGGGGCATGAACAAGACAATCTCGCCAACTTCCGCCTTCGGCATCTCATAACTCATCGCTTAATACTCCCATTGGGGGCTAGGAAAATGCACGGGTCTTCGGACTTCCGCTGTCTCTTCAAACGGTCGGATCGCCACTTCACCCACCACGGCTCGGGGCCGACCTGCGACGGCGGCTTGTGGTAGCGGGGCTCATAGGCGCAGAGGTATTCGATGCAATTGCCCGCTATGAGCGGCATGCCGTTCCTGCGAACCACCAGGGTTCCGTTCGGCACCGTCAGGCAGTACACCTTGCCTTCGTAATAACTTGGCTCAAAACTCGGGTTACCCCACGCATCGCGCAGGTAGATCGGCCGCTGCCGGCACTGGATGACCCTGTAAAACTCCTTGGCCTGCGTCTGGCGCCCCATGCACTGGGTAACCCCAGCCTTCTGCGTGTACATCGAAGGAGACATGCCGAGCTTCAGCATGATTTCTTGGATGCCGTCCGCCAGCCTTGGGCTGATGCTGCCATAGCGCAAGTTATAGGTTTGCTGCGACCTCCAGCCGTCGCCGTCAACGGCGCCGTCCAGAAACGCCCGCAGCACCCGCTCGTCGGAATCAAGGATCCATTGGGGGACATACTTTGTGGCAGCGCCGCCAAAATCGATCAGCGCCTCCCACAACTGCTTGCTGGACGCTTGGTAGCCGCCGGGGACGGGCACCCATCGGAATGGGAGCTGATCTAGATTGCACTTCAGGAACGCCTTAGTCAGTGGCTTTTTCTGCGCAATCATCACGCGGTATCCGCTTCCGGGGCACCTCGGCGTCTTATCCACGTAGCCCTCGGAGAGAAACCACCCAAGAAACTCGGCCCACACAAGAGGGTCGATTTCTTTCTCAAACTCCTTTTTGCCTCCAGAAACTGATGGCAACAGGAATGGCTTGGATCGCGGCTGTCCGATCCAGCGCATGCAGTTTGTCATCTTGTCGGTCAGGCAGAGGTCACCTGCCTCTCGCACTGCATAGCCGTCTCCTGTCCACCGGATCATGCGGTGGTCGGGAGTGACGTGTGCGTCGATCCGGCTTCCCTTGATACGCACCGTCTCGCCGGCATAGTATTTTTCAATTCGCCGAGAGAAGTGTTGGTACTCCAGGCGGCTGCTCTCCAAATTCACGGTGGCGATTAGGTCATCATCCAAGACGTTGGCAAATCGCTTCCAGCCATCCCTTGTCAGGACATCAGTTTCCGCATCGAAACATTGGGCCGCGTGGACCTCGCCGCGTGTCTGCGGCTCGTCGGTCACGTAGACCTGTCCATTGACCGTGGTGGTCTTCTTGCGGTAGCGCTTCAACTCACGGACGAGGTTGGGACAGCCGCCCTCCAGTATCCGAAAGCGCGTGGTGCCGTCACCGCGGATGTGCATCATCTGCCGCACCATTGCCGTGCGGGCCGGGATGTCGTCCGACCCAGGCAGGAACTGATGGCCCGTGAGGGCGAAGCGGTAGTTGCGCTTCTTCAGTTCCTCGGAGTACAGCTCATGGGGCAACCGACCAGACCCCAGG